CCTGGATATCCGCGAAATCATCCACCAGATAGGCCGTGACATTGAAGCCCGTGACGTTCTGCCCGATCTCCTCGATCACGGGTGGAGCCTCGCCTGCGACCAGATGGATAGCCTGCCGCCGCCCGCCGCTCAGTTCCTCGCCATCGACCTTGAACGGCACGCCGTTATAGGAAGCCGGCAGAAGCTTGGTCCAGTCGCGCATCACTGATGTCCGGTGTTGGGCGAGCGCACGAACGTATCCGTGCGGCCCACATTGGCATTGACCTTCGACCCGCCAACTGTGTTGACATTGACCTTGATATTGGCGAGCGCTGCGGCCGCCTGCGTGATGAGCGCCGCAACCTGACGGCCCGCGTCGATCAGCGCCCGCCCAGCCTCATCGCCGCCCTGCTTGATCTTTTCTCCGCCTTCGGCGAGCGCTGCATCCTGTTTGTCGATGAAGCTCGCCAGTGGGTTCTGATAGCCGGGGTCCATGGCAGGACCGGCGCGATCCATGTGCACGAACTTACCCGACGCGAACCGGTCGGAGAGGCTACCCGCGCGCGAATATTCCTCGGCAAGCGCCTCGGTCAAACCAGGACGTTTGAAGGGAACGGGCAGGTCCCCGGTCCTGCTGGCACCGAGCAGATTGGCCGGACCTTTGCCGGGGCGATACTGCCCATATTGCGCGCGCAACACGCCCATCGAATCCGTCCGCATGCTCTCGCGGTCGATGTAGTCCATCACGTTGGTGATTTCGCCACGGCCCAGCGCGCGAATTGCCCGCTGCCAGACATCGTAGGTATCCCAGTTCCCCGTCGAGAGCTTCTTGCTCTGTGATCGCTTGTAGAATTCGTCGATCGTATTGCTGTCGAGTTCGCTATTGCCGGTGTTGAATTTCTTCAGCCCGGCAGTCTCGGCCATCTTGTCGTCGAGAAACTGCGTCGCCGTTTCCAATCCAGGCCCGACGACATCCGCAGATGCCGCGCCGAGCTTGGTGTAAAAATCCTGCCAGGAGTTCGACAGCTTGTCGATCTTCGTCTGCGTATCGTTCAACACTTCCCCGAGATCACGCAGCACGGTGCCCTTGACGTCGGCGCCATTGAGCAGGTCGAGGAATTTCTTCAAACTGTCTGGCGACGTGATCAGCGACTGCATGCCGAGCCGGAATTCCTGGTCGGAAAACAAGAGCGGCAGTTTCGAGAGATCGCCGTCGATCGCCTGTTTCGAAAGCCGGACGAAGGCCGTCAGCGCATCCTCGCCGCTCTTCTTGGCGGCCTCCATTTCCTTGCGGATATTGATGCCGAATTTCTTGAACTTGTTGGCGGTTTCCTCGGAATACATCTTTCCGAAGATATTCTGCGCCTGCGTTGCGGCGGCCGAGGCGTCGCCTGTATCCTCGCGGATCGTCTGCAACACGGCAATCAGCTTCTTGAGCCCCTCCTCGCCCTCGTAGCCGAGCGTGGCAAACGAATTGGCAAGGCCGGGAATATACTGAGCCATATCCTTCAGCTCGAACTGGCCAGCCTTGCCGCCCGCCACCATGATATCGAAGGCCTTGTCCATCTCGGCGGCGCTAATCTTCAACGCGCTCGACGCCTTCAATGCCGTATTGGCGATATCCTCGGTGGCCGAGCCCGTCGCCTGCGCTGTCTTCAGCACGGATGGTAGAAAAGCCATGGCTTCCTTGAGCGTCAGGCCCGACGACACCAGCGTATCGAGGCCCTTGACGACGTCGTCGAAGCTCATCGCATACTGACCGGCCATCTGGCGCAGCGTCTCGGTCGCGGCTTGCGTCTCATCGCGCGTCACCCCGGCCGTGATCCCGATCCGCGTCATCCGCCGTTCGAGTTCGGCAAATTGCGTGATCGATTCCTTGATGCCATAAGCGAGCGCCGCCGGGCCGAGATATCGCCCCATCGCCATCAGCGCATTGTTTTGCGCGCGATTGAGCGCATCGACCCGTCGATTGACGTCGCTCAACTTGTTGCCGATATTCTTCAGCACCGCACCCGTGCGGTCTACCGCCGAAATCTTCAGCCGTGCTTCGATCTCGCGGGTCATGCCAAGTTCCCATTCAAGACTGACGATTTCTCTCGATGAAGACGGTGGCTTCTTCGGCCCAATGCGCGGCGCTGGTCGCCGTCAACCGCTCGGCAGACTCATGGCTCCAGCCAAAGCGGAAAATCAGCGCCCGCACCGTCTGCCTCAGACCGTCAGTCCGGTAAAAAAACCGACGATCGCGCGCTCCAGGCGCAGGCTGTCGGCGGGACCGAGCTGGCCGATCGCTGGATACTGGTCCGGCGTCACGAGCAGCCGCTCGGCATATTTTGCGACCACGTCGGGAAACGCGATATAGATCGCGCCATTGCTGCCAGGCTGCCACTCGAACGGACGGCCGAGGCCGGACATGAATATGTCTTTGTAGGTCGGCTCGCGCAGCTTCACCTGCTGGAATTTATTGTCGAACCCATCGTCATACTCGCGCGTGAGCGTGATGACCTTGCAGCCACTTTCGTCGCGGATGTATGGCAGCGCGAGCAACGCCTCGTCCTTGTCGTCGTCAGCCATGACTTATCCCCGCCGCTTGATCTTCTCGGCTGATATGCCGAGGCCTGTGACCTCGCCATTCAGCCGGTTCATCCCGGGCGAGCCGGTGAAGAAACCCTGGTTGAAGAAGAATGTCCGGTCGCCGAACTCTTCCTCGAAGGTGAAGTTCTGCCGCGGCGCCTTCAGCAATGCGTCGTAATCGACGCCGCGATCGGCGAAATTGAATTCCGCCGTCGGCGATTTGACAGTCGAAACGCGGTCCAGGCTGCCGTCCTGGTTGGTGATTGGCTCGATCGACACCGTGGTCGGATCGATGGTCAGCGTACCGCGCAACGATATCCTGTCACCGCTCGAAAGGCGGAGATAGATATGTCCGCCGAAATCCTGATTGCTCATGGGTCCGTCCTCTTATGATGTGGTGGCGGCGGTTAGCGGAACTGGCTGTAGATCTTCGCGAGGCCCGCGAAGATATCGAGCGGGTTGACGAAATCGAGCGGCAGCACGACGTTGACCCGGTTCGGATTGTCGATATCACGCACCACGCTCATATTGGCGAGTGCTGTCCCCCCACCTTCGAGCACGCCAGGCATGCTGAGATAGGTGTGGTAAAGCGTGTTGCGAATATCCTTCGGCGTCGTGATAGCGTCGAGATTGCTGGGATTGTCGTCGGCAATCGCCTTGTTCGAATGCTCATAGGCCAGTTCCGCCCGGAACTTGCGAAGCGCATAGGTCATCTGGCCGATCTTCTGGATATCCCGGAACGTCGTGTCCGGCACGTCCGAAGTCGTCTGGTGGTGCGTGATGATCTTGTCGATCGTCACCCTGCCGTCGGTCCGCACGTTCCAGGTCGAAAGCCCCGCCTTCAGGAAGGCATCGCGCGTGGCGTAATCCGTCATCCAGTAGGTCCGGTCGCGCGGCGCCGTGATCCCTTCGAGGATCAGGCCGGTCTGGTTGCGCGACACGTCGCCATTTGCCCCGCCGCCGAACCACGGCGCTATCCGCGCCACCATGGCCGCCAGCCACAGATAGTCCGGCTGCGCGAAACCACCGGATGCGAAGCGCGGAATGGTCGTCATATGCCACGTATCCTTGGCAAGGCTGTATGTGGTCAGGTTCAGGGTGGTATCCGTCTTCACCGTGAAGCCATGACCATAGACCTGCTTCGAGAACGCCCAGCGTCCCGACGTCTCGTTGAGATAGGTCTCCAGCAGACCGAGATTGGTCGCGTCCGAAAACGGGCACGCAATCATGTCATAGGGCTGGTCGCCGGTCGCCGCCAGGACGTTGCCGATATTCGGCACCCCAGCGCCGGCAGTCGGCGTTGCAAAGGTGAGGATCCCGGCAAAGGCATTGCCGCCCTCGATCACGGGAACGTCGATATCGTGGCCGGCCGCATAGGTGCCCTTGTGGCGCGCCGTGATCGACACGACCGCAGCGTTCGACGTCGCCGTATAGGGCAGGCTCATATTGGTAAGCCGGTTGAAATAGGAATTGATGGCGGCCGCCAAGGCGGTCGCCACGCTGGCCGACGATGCGCCGGCCGCGATATCGATCGCCACCCGCTCGCCTGATATATCGATCACGCCCTGCCCGCCGGCTGCCGGGATCGCACCGACCGTGATCGTGCGGATTTCCGCCGTCGTTGCCTCTGCAACGTGGCCAATCCAGATTTCCTGTGCCGGCGCGTTGGCGCGCGCGATCAGGTACATGCTTTCCAGCATCGACCCCGCCCCGCACAGCGACCGTGCATCGCGCCAGTTGTTGCAGGGCGCGATCGCGCCGGCGGCGAGCGAACCGGCACTGGACGCATGGCCGAGCAGCAAAAGCCGCGTCTCGTTCTCGAACTGGCCGGCCGAGCGCACATCGAAGGCGAAGATCGGCGCGACGATATTGGCGGGAATGGTCATTTGGCGTCTCCCTTCGAGAACTTCGTCTTCTCGACCAGATCGCCGTCACGCACCATGCGGACGTGATACTGTTCGGTCGGATTGATCGGCTGACCGTCCTGCGGCCAATCGG